GCGGGGACCGAGAACGACTTCTTCAACGACCTTGGCGAGCTTCGACCCTCGGTGGGGGCCACGTACACGAAGGGGACGTACCCCGAGTATGTGGACCTCGAATGCACGGCAAACGGCGAACTGACCGTGCATGGGGTCATCGCCGGAGTCGGCGGTGGCGGTGGAGCCCCGGTCGATGACTACGCCCAGTGGGTCATCCCTGGAGGTGGGCCGTTTACCTACACCATCACCACCGAGTCCCTCATCGGTGTGGATTCCACGGCTTCCGGTGGGGACGTGTTCCTCCCGAACCCTCAGCCTGCCGTGGGGACGAACATCACCGTCAAGTTGGAGGCGGGGGGCAACCCGGTCAATCTCGACGGCAACGGCTCCAACATCGACGGGGCAGCCAGCACCCCCATCGCCATCCTGTACGAGTCCGTCACGGTCTACTGGAACGGAACCCAGTGGTTCACGAAGTAGTTTGACGGGCTCACGAGGTATCGTGACCTGTGGCTCACCAGCCGACCAACCCTGAAGACTGCTTCGGAACGAGCCTGTGGGGGTTCGGACCATGGCCGTTCGAAGGTACGGATGCCGACCTTCAGGCATGGGCACATCTGCATGTGCTCATCCCAGGTGGTCCCATCTCCGTGGTCGTCGGCGAGCCGCATCTCGACCATGATGCCGGGCTTCAGCCGGACCCGGACAAGTACCACCCCACACCGTCGCAGCAGACGGTTCTGGTGGACCCCACCATGCCGGTCACCGAGGCCGAATGGGATGGGCTCATCGCCCTCGGCATCATCGACTCGGCCGCACCTTTCGACGATGGGGTCATCAACCCTGAAGACCTGAGCCTCGCCTGGGTCAACGCCCAGCTTCCTTCGGGCTACCCGGCCCCCGTTGGCTCGTGCCCTCCACACCCGGCGGGGGCGGGATACGGCGGCGTGGGCTATGGCATCCACGACAACACCGGGACGGGCTTCGGTCTCGGTTCCTACGGTGCCCGCTGGTTCCCCGCCCCACCGATGAACGTCTCGGGGGGCTATGGTGGCGATCCCTACGGCCTTGCAGGATTCGGTGGCACAGAGGTGGACCCGCCGCACCTTACCTCCGCCATCAGCCTTACGGGCTACCAGATCGAGGTGTTTTTCTCCGAGGAGATGGACACCAACGACCCAGCCCTGCTGGACCCTGCTTCCTACACGTTGACCCCGGTCACCGGGGCACCGTCCTCGGTCACCGCAGTGGCCATCGAGAAGGTGGGTCCGATGGACATCTTGGGCGGGGACTTCACGGCAGGGGTCACATCCGTCGTCATCACGCACACGGGCACGACCCTCGGCGGCACCTACCAGGTTCAGGCTGTGGGCATGAAGGACGTGGCCGGAAACCCCATCCTCGGGGCGACGGTCAGCCTGCTCACCAAAGGAGAAGCCCCCATCTTCTCCATGACCCCTCAGTCTGGGAGCCGCATCCTGGCCGAGTTCTCCGAGAACATGCTCCAGGCGGCCGACTATCACCCTGGGGCAGTGGACACCATCCTCTCGGGAACCTCCTACAGCTTCACGTCGAGCCCGGACTACCCCATTGGTATGACGGTCTCCACCGTGGAGCACCCCTACCAGGGAAGCGCCAAGAAAGCGCTCCTGACCGTCCTCGGCCAGACGAAGCTCACCTACACCCCGCTCATTGCCCCGGCGACAGCCATCAAGTATCTGGCCACTCAGACGCCGGAGGAGTTCGGAGCCCTCAAGGTCGTAGGGGCGGGCAATACTGTGATCGAGAAGGTCGTCGGCAGCACCCTGCTGGTGACCCTCGAAGGAGTAGACCCCCTCGGCGTGGGCTACGTGTTCACCGACCCGACCGCCAAGCTCGGTGGTAGCGCCACGTTCCGAACGGACCTGACCTTCGACGCCACAGGGAGCTTCATCAAGCCCACGGTCCATTTCGAGCGCATCCTCCAACTTTTGGTCGATGACGGGACCGTTGAGCTTGGCTGCTGGCTCGGGTGGGACGGGACTACCAATCAACCGCTTTTGGCGGTCACCACGGGTCTGGGTGGATTCTCCCAGTCCTTCACCCAGTACGACTGGACGACAGGACAGCACACCATCACGCTGATCCGCAACCAGAAAGCGGGGATCGTCACAGCACTATTCGACGGGACCCCCATTTTCTCCACGGCGATGGCCAACCTGGTTCCACCGACGCAGCCGGTCGGCGGCAACACCCTGGTCGTCGGCTTGGGTCCCGACCTGCCGAAGATCACCGACCTCAAGATCTCCAGCCTGGTCACCACGGCGACATCCACGGTCTTCTCGGGGGCCTGGAACTTCATGCACGACGAGGAGGGACCCGCTTTCGTTGGGGATGCCTCGTTGACCAAGGACAAAGTGCGGGTCGCCCGAGGCCCCCTCGTGAAGGACTGGGGGGACGGGACACCTGCAACCAAGAACGATGTGGAGGTGCTTGTCGGGGGGACACCCGTCGAAGTTGCGGACGTGAACCCGTACCTCGGCGAGGTGCAGACGGTCATCCCAGTCCCGCTCCTGCCCATCGGCATGGCCGACGTGTCGGTCAACTACACTTGGATGGCGTCCCCGACGATGCCGTTCGCCGAACTCAACCTCCCGGGCCTGGTGCTCAACAAGTACGACTGCACCCACGGCCACCACGACCCGGCGGCTCACGGCGAGCAGAACCAGGTGCCCCCTGGACCCCACTTCCTGGGCGACCCGGGGTTCCCGAAGGGGGCACCCGACACGTCCCGTTATCCGATGGGTCTCGTGCTCGGGCCGATGACCCGGCCGCAGCCGCTCCACATCGGCCACAGGTACATGGGCTTCGAGCGGGGCTACTCCTCGCTCTTGAACTCACCCACGACCCTCCTGCTCAACCAGCATCCGAACCGCAGCATCCAGCCGGGCTTCGAGCAGCGGCCTGTGGGGGAGGCGGTTGCCTTCGAGGGTCTCGTGCGGCCGACCTCGGCCGACCCCCTCTGGCAGGCGGTGGGGACGGACACGGGAGGAGTGGACTTCACCGAGGAGGGGGCAGCAGGGACCTACACGCTCAAGGACGATAACTCGGGCTCCTACGACCCGGATGACCCGCAGGCGGCCTACTACTGGCGGGACGTAGACCTCACCTCCCCCTCCAAGGTCTACATGGTCGGTCGGTGGTTCCTCGACCTCGATAGCATCTCCTCGGATGGCGTGTTCACCGGGGTCGGGATGGGGATCCACGATGGCCACCACCTGTACCTGGCGGGTTGCCTGCTCATCAACGGCGTCCAACACGTTGGAATCCTGACCGACGCCACCCGTCCCGGGGATCCGGCTTCCTGGCGTTATGGCCCCAAGGTCCAGCTTTCTCTCGCCAGCCAGAACACGGCCACCTGCCTGGCGTCCGAGGTTCCGGCCGACCTGGTGGCGGGGGACCGTTTCCAGGTCAACGGGAGCCACCCGCAGGACGGGGTATACACCTGCACGAGCGTGGTTTTCCAGACGGACGGGACCGTGACCCTCACGGTGGAGCCAGATTTTCCAGCCCACTGGAATACCTACGGCAACAAGTTCCCGACCGCCTTTTTCGAGACTCCCTGGGCGGCCACGGCCTCGACCTACCGACTGGAGGTAGACCCGGACGGCCGCTCTGCCTCGCTCGTTGCCTCGGGGCTCACGACGGCCAACATCACCACCATCGACGAGACCTTGGTCCCGAAGCTCCCGCAGCCCGCCCAGACCTCCCTGCTCCTGCCCCCTCCCCAAGAGGTACAGAATGGCCAGGCGTTTTGGGGCTCTTTGAGCCGGGAAGCGACCAACCAGAGCACCTGGTCTTTCTTCCGCTACGGCGTCGTCCCTGACGTGACCGTTGTGGCCGGTCACGAGGTTGTGGTCGAGGCCGAGATGAGCGAGGTTCCCGAGCGGGATCCTAACCACGATTGGATGCTTCTCGAAAACTTCGGGTACTCCGAGATCGACTCCACAGCAGATGCACTTCTCCTGAAGCAAACTTCAGGTGACCCCGGGCGCAACTTTGCCTTCGGATACGCTAGGAACGAGCCGTGGTTCATCCCCGACTCGAACTTTGATCTGACAGCGAAGTTCCGGGTCGAGACGGGTTCTGGTGTGCAGGACGCCCAGGTGGTCATCAACGACACCGAGCGGGAGATCCGGTTTTCCACCTTGCTGTACCGGGAGGGGGTCGTAGCAGACCCACAGTGGCGGCAGTTGGTTCGGACCCCGCTGGTGAGCATCAACGGGTTGCAGGACCCCGCCAACCAGGACGGTTGGTCCCTTCTCACCCAGCCGGGTCAGGATCCGCCGAGCATCGACGTGGTGGAGGGCCTCCTACGGGTCACGCAGGCCAGCGAGCAGTTCGCCGCCTGGCTCGGGGCTTTCACGGACAACGGCCTCAACTTCACCGACCAGGGCGGCAGGGTGCTCGAAGCCCGTTTCCGGGTTGTGGCACACACGGCGGCTCCTGCCGGGGCCACGTCCATCAAGGTCCGGGGGGAGTTTGGCTCGGCCCCGGTTCGGATGGCCACAGCCCACCTCGTCACGGGTGGCGTTCGGGTGGAGTCGGACGAGACCGGCACGCTGGTGCAGCAGTACGCCTTCGACTGGGACGACGACGAGTTCCACACCTATCGCCTCGTGCTGGACGCAGAGAACGATGCCGTCCTCCTGTACCTCGACGACACTCTCCAGCTTCCGACCATGGCGTCCTCGGCGTTCACCGGGGGATCGAACAACACCAACGCCGTGTTCGGGCAGTTCGGGAACGACTTGACCGGGGTGATGAACCCCGCCATCACGAGCACCGTCGAGTGGCATTCGGTCAGCTTCCAGGGGCTCCCGGCCAATGCCTGCAAGCGCACCCTCGGCGTTCTCCGTGGTTCCAACCCGGACAGCATCAACGACTGGGAGCTTCCACGAACCGACCCTTCCCCGGCCCAGAACTCCCGGCAGAACGGGCCGGTCATCGAGGAGATGGACTGGCGTGAGGACATCGAAGTCCGCATTTGGAGGGACCCGACCTGGGGTGTGACGGTCTTCCGTCCCGACCTCCCCCTGCCTCCGTACTACCAGTCCGAAGACCCCAGCACGCCTGGGACGGGGTTCGCCACCCAGATCACCGAGCCTTCGGCGGGGTGGATCAACGTGGAGTACAACCACCTGCCTCGGGAGGAGCAGCCACTCGGCCGGGTGGAGTTCGGTTCGCTCCGCAAGGAGAACGTGACCCAGCAGCGCTGGCAGCGAGTGCGTTACCGGCTGTTCCGCAGCCACACCGACAACATCCGAATGCCGGAGAACATGGTCCTCAACCGGCACAACGTCATCACCTCTGGGGAGTTGACGGCGGATGTGGGCCACGAGACCGTTGTGGTCCAGACGTTGGACGACCGCCGGGTCACCCTCCTGCCGACCCATCTGTACGCCGAGAGCATCTGGAAGGTCATCGACGGGTCGAACATCTACACCTCGGAGATGTTCGATTTCCTGCCCGAGGGGCAACTCATCGCCCTCAAGCCGGACGACGATGGGAACCCCAGGTGCTTCGGGCTCAAGGTCCAGGGGACCAAGGGGTCCTTCGAGGCCAAGAGCAAGGTCTTCACTGCCGACGAGGACATCACAGGCGTGGTGGCGGGGGACCTCCTCAAGATCCGGTTCGGGAAGGCCGAGGGGTCTTACCTCATCGAGAAGGTGGACACGGCGGCCGGGAAGGTCTGGGTGACCACGGCGTTCCCGGCGAGCCCTGCCGGGGGTGATGAAGAATGGAGCATCTCCCAGGCCAAGACCCCGGTGACGGTCGTGTTCGTCCCCGGGAAGCCGGTCACCAACACGTACCTGCTCAACCAGCCTCTCCTCGACGGCATCACCAGGCTCAACGAGGGGACCCCGCCTGTCCCCAAGAGTCAGATGGCCGAGTCCGAGCGGCAGGAGATCTGGGGCTCCCAGATCAACGACCCCAACGATGTCCTCAACGTGGACCCGGAGTTCATTCTCAACGACCCCTTCCGGGTGGTCACTTTCACCAACGACCCGGATTCCCTCTACGAGGGGATGGAGTTCATGGAGGTCACGGAGGGGGAGGAGGGGCTTTTGTCTTTCCCGTGTGAGGCCACCCTGCTCTCGGATACCCCTGGATTCATGGAGGCCGGAGTCGGGGACAAGATCTACGAGGTCGGTGGCCCAGGGGCACCGCATGGGGGAGCCGGGGCCAACGCCAACCTCACGGAGACGGGCGACTACGTGGGTGCCCCGACGGGAGCCCACCTGCTCTGGTTCAGCGGGACTTCCTTCTGGGAAGGTGCTGGGGCCATGGTGTCCACCGAGGACTCCAGGGTCGTCCATACCGTCGAGCAGGGCGGCGGAATGCCCGGGAAGTTCTTTTTCGCCTCCGGCGGGAACTACGTCGGCCCCGTGCTCTCGGGTGGGACCATCACCTCGGTGGACAACCCGTTGGGTGGGACCCTTGGCCCGGGGACCACCATCTTCTACCCGACCTACCCGTCCCTCCCGCCCCGGCTCGGGGGCGGCAAGATCTACCGCCAGACCGAGTGGTTCATGCGGCTGCGGGAAGTCCTGGTGGATGCTTCGGCCTGCGGCCAGGAGAGCCAAGGGGGCAGTGTCGGTGCTCCTAACCCAGAAGGGAGCCAGGGGGGCAGCGCCGGGGACGATGCCGTTGTAGGCCCGATAGGAGATTCGCAAGGAGGCAGCATCGGGGACGACTTGGTTCCAGACCCTCTCGGCGACTCACAAGGGGGCGGTGGATTCGTCGGCCAGATGCTCGACGAGGAGTACAGCCTCGACCTCGCCGATAGCGTCCCGCCGAGCGAGCCTCATCTGTGGCTGGTCAACCCGAATGGGACTCCCGAGGTGCTGGGGGCGGCTTTTGCGGTCATGTCGGGGGCGGGGGACTACTCCCGCTATGGCCCCTGGGGAGGGGTGGACGCCCTGAGCCCGAAGAAGGACTTCGGGCACCTGGTCTTCGTGCAGGACCCAGCCCCGGTGGGCATCGAGGTGGTCATCGAGGACCCCAACAGCATCCAGTGGGTGTTCACCGGGGTCGTCATCCCAGCCACCGACCAGGAGTGGGCCGTGGCCCCCAACGGCCCAGAATCGTTGGCAGAGGTCATCAACAACCACCCGGTCGTTGGGCAGTACGTGAGGGCTTCGGTCTTCACGAACCTCCTGGGGGAGAGGGTGGTCCTGGTTGAGGCTGTGGAGCCGGTGAGCCCGACCCACATCATCAGGCTTTCCTCCAGCGATTCCCTTGACCTCCGGGTGGACCGGGTGTCCCCAACCGGGGTTCTCCAGGGAGGGGCGAAGGTGCGGCAGTCGTCGCTGCTGGCTGGGGGTCTGGCAACCGTTCAACCCGTCAACTTCCATGACCCCTTTGCGGGTATGGTCGCATCAGGCGGGTCTCCGCTGCCCCAGGGTGTGGAGCAGCACTTGGTTTTGACGGCCGTGTGAGGGCCGGGCCGGTATTTGGCCTATGGCCCCGAAAAGTAGAGACGCCGTGCTCGTTCGAGAGGGCTAGATGAGCTTCCACCACGAAAAAATCCAAGGGCCACGTCAAGGAGTTCACCTTGGCTTGGGCATCCGGCACGAGGAGGCGGCGGCGCTCATGCTCGGAGCGAAGAAAGGCGTCCTCATCTTCGACATGCGGGACGCCAAGACGGGAGAGAGCCTCGTCTACTGGGAGAAGGAGAACATCATCACCAGGGACGCAGGGATCCTGGCGGCCCGCCTCTTCCGCAACAGCCTCGACCCGTCCTCGGCACAGAACAACGGCCTCACGATGCTGGCCGTGGGGACAGGGGCCACAGGCAACCTGCTCTCGCCCGATGCCCCCCAGAACACGCAGCGGAAGCTCAACAACGAGATCGCCCGCAAGGCGTTCGCCTCCGCCCAGTACCGGAACACCTCCGGGGTGGCAGTGGCGTTCCCCACGAACATCGTGGACTTCACGACGGTGTACGGGGAGGCCGAGGCGGTCGGACCGCTCAACGAGATGGGGCTGATGTCTACGGTGTCCCTGAACCCGGGCATCCTGAACACCATCAGCAACGGCCCAAGCAACTACGACGCCACCATCGACGTGACCGGCAAGGACTTGATGGTGAACTACCTGACCTTTTCAGTAATATCGAAACCAAGTACCGCCACGTTGGCAATTACATGGAGACTTTCGTTCTAATGCAGCCTGCTGCCGTGACTGCCACCTACCCCGAAAGTAAGGTAGTTCACCAGAACTTCCCCAAAGGGATTAGTATGCGTGCAATGGTCAGGTGCGAGGTCTGTGGGGTTGAGCGCCTCCGTCTTGGTGCCCACATCAAAGCGGCTCACTCTTTTACCGTAGGGCAGTACCGGAACCAGTTCCCAGATGCTTTGGTTGAGGTAGAGGGCTCTCGTGCCCGTTCCCCAGAGTGCCGGGCCAGGCAGTCCAAAGCAGCGTCGAAACGATGGGCCGACCCAAAGGCTCGTGCGGAGCAATCGGCCCGACTCAGGGATTCCGCACCTTGGGCGGGGAAGACGCTCTCCCCTGAACATCGGGCAGCGATTTCTGAAGGGGGTCAAGGCCAGACCCATGACCTGACGGACGAGTACCGAAAGGTACTGGCTGACCGTGGTCGTCGAGTCCTGACGGACCTCCGCCAGCAGCCGGACTACAGAGACAAGTTGTCTGAGGGACAGCGTCGGAGGGCAATCCGTGAGGGCTCGACTTTCGGTCTTCGGGATGCTGGGAGGCAGGCCAAGAGTCTGCAAACAAGGATCGTCAACGGCACCCTAATTCCTCCGGGTGCAGGGCGGGGTATCACAGGTTTCCGCAAGGGCATCCCCCACTACTGTCGCAGCACGTTGGAAGCGAACTTTGCCCGTATCCTCGCCTATAGAGGTGTGCCCTACGAGTACGAGCCTCAAGTTTTCATGCTGCCCGGCGGTGTCCGTTGGACGCCTGATTTCCGGCTCCTCGCCCCTTTGGGTGACATCCCCGCAGGGTGGGTGGAGTTGAAAGGCTGGCGTAAAAACGACGGCTGTCTTCCTGGTGACGTATCCGAGAAGATCGCCATCTTCGAACAGATGACCGGAGAGTCTGTGTACATCTTGGTACAGAGCAGCCCTGAGTGGCTGGCCCTCCAGGCCATGTATGCGGAACTGGTAGCTTGGGAACGGCCACGGTTCAATCTCAAGACCCACCCCGACGTGTTTTCGAGGACGTGACGGATGGCGCTGAAGGACCACGACAAGCACTTTGAGGGGATTCAGCAGGCACCCACGCCTGCTGAGGACCAGGTGCCGAACACCGTCTCCCGTCACGTCAAAGTCGGGGAGCGGGCCTGGCACACCGTCGTGGCCGAGAGCGGCAAGCCCGTTCTCGACTCTGAACTCAACCTGCACCAGGACGCCTCGTGGATGGAGAACTTCCTCCTCCGCAGGTGGCAGGTGCCGTCTGGTTGGCTCCGTGGTCGCACCCACAACGATGTCTACTGCGACTACGGGCTCGGGCAAGACCACAACGTCACCGACGACAGTGGCTCAACCGCCGACGATGGCTCGCTGGGCGGCTCGCAGGGGGGTTCGCAGGGGGGTTCGCAGGGGGCTGGGGGGCTGTTCCTCCACGATGACGGCACGCTTCTGAACTCGTTCGTCCTGCCCAAGCTGGAAGCCATCGTCGCCGGGCATCCTGTGGTGGTCGAGTACACGAACACCAGCACGCCCGGCGGGAATCTCATCGGGCTCAACGACCCGACCATCTACGACGGCACCAACGCCACGGTGAAACGCTGCGACTTCGTGTTCCTCGAAGTCTGGCGAGCCCTTGTGGCTCCAAGCCCACGAGCATCAGGCCAGGTGCAGGTGGTTGACTCGGCCCAGATGGCCAACGGGGACCAGCTTCTCGTCAACGGCGTTGCACTGACGGCAGCGGCGGCCCCTGGTGTGGACCAGTTCGTCCTCGTCTCGGGAAACAACGTGACCACGGCGGCCAACATCGCCGCCGCCATCAACGATGTGGCCAATAGCTTCGACACGATGGTGGAGGCTCGGGCTAACGGCGACACAGTGACCATCCTCGCCCTGACCCCAGGGACCGGGTCGGCCATCGACGTGCCCCCGACCGGGAACTTCATCACCCTTTCGGTCAACCAGGCTGGCGGCGGGGCACTGGGCTCCTGGGTGGCCTCGGGGCCAGTGCTCACGGGGGGTGCCAACCGGCCCAACAAGCCCTCAACCAGCCAGGGCCAGATTTACCGGCACGGCAACGTCCAGTCCCCCAGTGGGGTCTGGCTCACCGATGAACTCGTCGATCCAGCCATCGACGTGGAGTCCTCCCAGCGGGTTCAGATCCAGTACCGCATCAGGACGACGGCCGCCTCAGAGGCCGTTAACTACAAGGACCACCCGGACGGATTCTCCACCCTCATCGCCGGGGGCGGCCCCGATGACGCCGCCATCTTCGCCCAGGGCGGAAGAAACATCCCCGTTCACGCCAGCAACGGGATTGATGCCCGCTCCTACCCCTTTGTCCGGGCGGACAGCACCCAGACGTGGCTTCAGTCCTCGGCGGTTGCTTACGGCCTCACGGACGACGGGCTCTGGGTGGCGGGGGACGGCTCCGAGGCGGCGGCTCAAGACCTCAGTTCCATCGACGGTTTCGTTTTCGCCATCCCGATCTGTTTCGTTCACCGGCACAACAACGTCAGCGACTCCTTGGCGGGCTTCAAGGGATTCGACCCTGAGAACAACGCCAACGGCGCTCCGATGTACGATCATGCCGGGTACAACGGTCCTCTCGGTGTCATCCCCGCTGGCGTGAGCGACCGGCCGGACAACCATTTCGCCGATGTGGTCACGCAGGAGAACCTGCTGGACCTGCGGCGGCACGTCATCTTCCCAGGTGTGGATCTGGCGGCCGAGCTTCAGTACCAGATGCAGAGCCTCCTCGACGGGAGCCTCCGCACCTGGTCGGTGGACACGGCATCCAAGCAGACCCTCGGCGGCTCCTCCGGCGACGTTTCAACCCGGATGCTCGTGTGCAACGAGATCGGCCGGAGCAACGCCGCCCAGGGGAATCCTCCTCTTTCGGGCGATACGCCCCGAGGGGACCACATCCGCAACTTCGACCACGTTGCCCGTCGGTTCGCCGACCAGCCTGTGGTCGAGCGCCTGGTCCTGTCCTTCTATCCCGGCGACCGCCCCGATGGCGTGACGCAGGGTGGCCCGGTGGCTCCGGGGACGGCCAATCCTGGCAAGTACGTCACCAAGATGGAGACGGTTCCCCCAACCGTCTCGGACCCGAGCGGCTGGTTCGAGGGGGACACCCTCGTCTTCGATCTGGAGAACTGGGTCGTGACCACCCTCGGCAAGGTCTTCCAGGGGACGGACGGCGACGGGGACTCCATGGGCCACGTCGCCAACACCTTCCTCAGCTTCGCTCCGCCGGGGACGGTGTTCACGGACGTGCTGGGCATGTGGCACGACGACGGTGATTACGACTCCGCCGTCACCCAGGACGTGCAGGCGACCATCATCAGGGGCCTCGGCACCTCCAAGGTGGAGGTCACCCTGGACGGCAACATCACCCAGGTGAACGGCGGCCAGCCGGTGGCCACCCACAACATGGTCGGTTCGGACGATGGGGCCGACCCCCCGGCCGTCCCGAACTTCGTGGCCAACCCCGAACTCAAGGGCTCTGGCCGACGCATCTTCGTCGAGTTCGAGGTCACCTACCCGCCTGGCGTGGGCCTCACCGACACCCCAGACCATCTCGTGGTCCCCGACCCCGCCATGTACAACGGGACTGGGGCTTTGCAGGTGGCCGGTACGCCCGACGGTGGGGCGGTCATCGAGAATGCCGCCCCGCAGCGGCCAGCCGATTTCGAGCTTCTGCTCCGGCCGAGGTTCCGTGGTGGGTTCCGTGAGGTGCAGTTGGAGTACGCCGCCAACGACACCTTCGAGCACGCCAATCCGCTCTCTGGGGCCATCGGGTCGAACGCCGGACAGGAAGAAGAGATCGTCAGCCGGGACAACCGCACTTTGTTCTTCCCCCGGCGGCTCTACAGCAACGCAGCGGGCGTCCAGGCGGGCCTCACCCGGGTGTTCGACGTGCCCGACGGCATGGTGGCCAAGACCATCGACCCGACCCTGACGGATTTCGGGTCCTCGTCCCGGCTCGTGACACTCTCTCCGCCCAACCTCTCCGGTGGAGGGCAGACCCTCTGCCGGGTCGAGTACTACGCCCAGGACCCGCTCCCGAACTACGGAGCCCTGGGTGGTGGCTACCAGGTGAACGTCTACTTCCGCACGAACTCGCCGCAGACGGCGGGTGTCAAGGAGGGAGACATCCTCACGACCGGGGACGGGGTAGTCCCCACGACGCTCAACATCGAGCCCCTCCTCATGTCCAAGGACGTGTGGACAGGGCAGGTGGGCATGGGCGGCCACGACCTGGCCTACCCCTACGGCTCACCTCTCGACCAGATCCCGGTCAACGACGGGAACCCGCTGGACCCGACGTACCAGACCATCCACGAGTGGTACTTCGCTGCCTCAGCCGAGGTGTCCATCGACGACTTCAACGCCAACACGGGATTGCTGGCCCTACACGCTTTCGTTCAGGCAGACATCCAGAGCGTCTATACGTTCGGCGGTACGGCCAACAACCAGCCTCCACGGAAGGACGGTGAGTTCCGGGCCTATTACCCCTACGCAGATGCCTCGACCTACCGGCCGACCATCCTGAGCCAGCCGCTCTTCGGGAGCACACGGCACAAGGTCATGGTGCCGTTCCTGGCTCGGGCCATCGAGGAGGTCCCTGGTGTCTCGGGAGGGGTCCTGTTCCGCAAGAGCGAGTTGCTGCTGATCGTGCTGACCCGGTTCGCCGAGATGGACGACGAGAACAACGTCCGGTTCGTGGACACGGACAACCGATGCTCGGCGGCGCTGTACCGGACCCGGAACCTGCTGCTGCTCGTGGGAGATGAGGCAACATGCCACGGAACGTAAACCCTGGTGATCTGAAGACCGGCTCTGGGAAGCGGGTCCCCGAGAAGGGCACCACCGTGGTCCTGACGGGCGGTGGTATGGCCGGTCCCGGTCCGAACATCGGCCAGGCTGGCTGGGTCAGCCCAAGCGGCACCGTTCCGCTTCCCCGCTGGGTCCGGGCCAAGCTCAGCGAAGGTGCGGCGGCAGGAGAGGCTGTTCACGCCCACATCGACACGGCCAAGGGGGCTCACCCGGCCACCGCCATCTCTCTGGACGGTCACCCCGAGACGCTTCACTCGGACAACGTGGAAGGGGCCTTCGACGAGGTTGTGGGAGTGTTCCCGCCTCAGCCGCCCATGCTCGGCGGGTGGGCTCCTTGGACCACCTTCTCTGGCATCCCCGACTGGGGGGCCTTGAAGACCGATGACGCTGGCCTGAAGGCCCGTGGGATCATCACGAGCACCGTTGGCGACCAGGACGACGCCAACATCTACCCGTACTACCACAAGGTCCCGAGTCCGCTCATCACCGACATCAACGACAGCCCGTTCGGGGATGCAGCGGATCCCGGGGGTCGGGACCCACAGACGGATCCCCTGTGGAACTCGAACGTCAACGTGGGCGTGACCTCCATGTACGGGGCCGGGGTGGGGCTCTTTTTCGCCAGCGGCTACACCCGCCCTGGAACGGCAGCCAACGACCCGGTCATCCGGTCCACCCTGGCGAGCTTCCGCTCCTCCACCCTCGACGACGTGACCGCCCTACCGCTTCGGACCGAGGTGACCCTCTCCGGGTCGATCTATCCGGCGGACCGAGGTGTCCTCGCCCTGATCCACTGGCCCCCCGGGCAGCGGGAGAACCCGCCGACCGTTCAGGAGTTCCTTGCCCAGCCTCTCCTCGACAGGGTGGTGGCAGCCATCCTTCTCGGCCAGGGGATCCTTGGCGAGGGGTGCGACGGTGGGGATGACGACTGCGACAACTTCGGGGCCTGTGACGGCGACCCGGGTGGCATTTTCTCCATCGGCCAGGATGCAGACGGGAACTACGACCCGTTCGCTTTTCCCGGCCGGGCGACGGGCCAGTACAACCTCTCGGAGATCCATCGGGGCCTGGATGCCCTGGATGCCCAGGGTCTCAAGGCCCCCTTCGACGGGGGGGCGGGGGTCTACGACAGGGACCTCAACGCCACGACCCCGGCCCTCGGGCAGGTTCGTCTGGGGACGGACCCCAACGCCGGAGAGGCTGACCCTTCGGGCTATGGCATCCCCATCCTCGGCGGGGATGTGAACGCCTACGACCCGGACCCGGTGGCGGTGGCGAACGTGGCCGCCCCAAGGATCGGGCACACGGTCATCGGTAATGCCATCATCTCGATGGAGAGCCCGACGGCACCTGGGTTCCGCCTGCTCACCCAGAACTTCTTCGGCTACCGGCTCCCGTACCTGAAGGATTACTCGGCCGAGGGCTTGAAGTGGACTCCGTCTGGGGCGGACCCGGTGACCACACGGGAGAAGTTCCGGTTCTTCCAGGTCGCTCAGCCTGCGGACCCGGCTTTTGCGTCCGTCAACACGGCGGGGAACTACGGAACTCCATTCGACGAGGACTACGTCACCTGGCAGGTGGGTCGCTACCGCCAGGCGTTCCTCATGCCCTCCACGGAGGTCAACGGCGTCGAGGAGGAGGTCGGCTCCTACTGGCTCATCCACTTCAAGAAGGAGCGAGACTTCGAGGCGTTCGTTCGGGACGGCGTCATGCCGTGGGACGCCACCGACGGGTACGAGATCTACGGGGCGCAGACCATCGACACGACCGACCCGGTCGAGGGGTCGGCGAACCTGGTCAACGAGGTGTCCTCGGGTGGGACGTTCACAGCCCCCGATGGCCCGGCAGCCGACTACGGCTACGTGGCTCGAACGTACTTCCAGCGCCGGTCCAACATCCTGCTGGACTACATCGCAGCCCCGACTTTCACGGGGACTTTCGACTGGCTCCGTCGTGTGGGATCCCCCGATGGGGTCATGTACGTCTCCGGCGTGGCCTACTTCGTGAGCCACCGTCAGGACACGGGGGCAAACAACGTCTTGTTCTCGGGCCTCGACATCACCGAGACAACCAACGGCTTCTTCGACCGGCTCTACCGGACGGATGATGCCTGGCTGAACAGCGAGAACGTGGTGGCGGGCACGGATGATCCGGCCCTGCTGTCCACCCCGAGTCCGGCTTTCATCACGTTTTTCCCGTTCGCTTTCGGGCCGCATCCGGCTCCTCCGGCAGACCAGCCCGATGGTCCTTCGGCCACGTTCCCGCTGAACGCCGACACCGACCTCGGCCTCTCCGACCCGCTGTCCCCGAAGAACCCCTCCCGGGTGGAGGTCCCCTTCACCCACATGGGTCCTGGTGGAGCCAACCAGTACTCGGATGCCAACGGTCCCCAGATCGGGGATGCAGCGGTCATCGGAATGGCAGGGGGGGCGGACATCACTTTCCACGGGGACGCATCCCAGCCTGCATTCACCATGAGGGCTCGGCCGAGAGCGTTCTTCCGCACGCCGCTGGGTCATCAGGCAGCGACTACGGCGGTCATCCCGTACTCGGCCAATGATGGCCACGGGATCATCGTGGAGCCGTCGGATGGGGCGGTCATCCTTCTCCACACGACGAGCTTCGACCCAATCAACTTCTTGGGCGAGTTCGGGAACTTCACATCGGGGGCTACGCCTTCCTCGGTGGACCCCAACATGTTCACGTTCGAGAAGGACGTGTGGGAGCGGTTCCTCGACGAGAGCTACCGCTACATCACGTCTTTCCACCGAGGACTGGCTGACCCGGATGGGCTTCACGCCATCGCAGGTTACGGGTCCATCGCCCGACGGGCGCTCACGGGTCCGGGTCTGTTCACCTGGGGCGTGACCCCCATCGAGGTTCCGGTTCGAGCCGGGGCCACGGCCAGCCACAGCACCGACTGGGCGAACACGGCCTGGCTCCCGATGAACATCCACCAGCAGGAGTTCAACCTGCACGGGGGTGGTGGGCTCGATGCCATCACGCCGGAGCTTCAGGTCGTGGGCTGGCCAGATCGTAACCCCCCGATCACGGACATGGTGAACGCTCCGTTCCCCTCGACCGGCCTGCTCATCTACCCGAAGACCGACTACAGCCCCGTGGGCAGCCCCAACCTGCGTCCGAACCTGGCTCAGGACGCCCTTCCTGCGGACCAGCCGGACTATTCGAGCCTGGCCGGGCTGCGGACCTTCGTTCGGGCGTTCGACGCCAGCTTCGGCCAGGCCGTTGCGGCGGCGGGGCAGCCGTTCTTCACCATTCGCCTCGACGGCATCCAGTTGTCCGACTTCGCCTACGACCCCCCGGGTCCCGGTGGTGCAGGGGTGGCCAAGGACAAGGTGGCAGTGCTGGTCAAGGTCCCTGGGCTCACCACCTGGATGGACCTGGGCCGTGCCGATGGTGCCGGTCCCAGCAAGCAGGACCCCAACCTCGACGGGGCTGGCTGCATGGTCGTCGGCCCAGACACCTTCGATGCTGTGGACCCCGTCACGGGTATCGTCTACTGCCAGGTGCGGGTGAACGTCGGACCCGCCGTCAACCTCTTCGCCAGCACTGGCATCGAGGGCACGACGGTCGGGGAGGTGCCGGTGCTGGTCAAGGTGCAGATGGGGTCCCCGGCGACCCCCTATGCGATGGACAACGAGTACGACCCAGGCACCGACACGTTCCTCGGTCCTGTCCCTGGTCCCGGGATCTCCTACGAGAGGCTCCGGGGCATCTGCGGCATCCGGCTCGTTCAGCCGGTGTAGCTCGGTGGGGAGGCTATAGCCCCCCAGAGGTGAGGCAACGGAGCTTTTTGCATGGCGTTCCCCAAGGACAAGCTCACCAAGGCGCATGAGCAGAAGGCTCACACGGAGACCTCGGTCCCGCACGCCCAGCGTGCGCCTTGGCAGGAGGCGCTCGACCGTCATGTGACCGTCCCGGCCTCTCGGTCTTCGGAAGCCGCCGAGGTCTTCAGAGGCTTCGCCGGGTCCTGGGCCGCCTCCTACGAGATGGGTCTCGGGGCTTCGAGTCAGAACGATGGTGCCCAGGCCGTCCCGGCCCTCCAGCGCAAAACGAACCGTCTGGGTCAGCCGGGCCTCCCCGAGGTCAACTTCCGCCCCTACGACTGGGGCACGCACCGTTTCGGCCCGAAGGGGCCGTCTCTGCTCGGGCACCCGATCTCGTTCGAGATCGTCGGCCCCACCTTGAAGTCCAACCTCTGCGACTGGCAGTGGCAGTTGACCCC